CGGCACAGACGTGGCTTCAATTACATCGGCTTCATCGTCGGTGAATGGAGAACGCTAGTCAATTGGCTGCGTTACTTCGCATTTAAAACTAAATAAACCCCAGTAAATGGCTCTCAGTTTTTTCTGGGAGTCACTGTTTCATCCCGCACAGCAAGTCTTCCTTAAACCGAATAGGCTGAAAGTTTGAAACTGAACCGACCAAGAAAGAACCTAATGATTTACGAAACAACTAAGAACTGGATTGAAACATTGTCGCTAGATGTGGAATCTCAGGTTCATGCTGACCTTGCGTTGGCACTTGCAGCTCGTTACGACGACAAGGGAGAAACCAGCACCGCCGGTGAACTTCGTAAGACAATCAACGAACTCAAAGTCATGATCGGTAAGCCTGAGCAGATCAACCCGCTTCGGGAGTTGCTGAAACGCTAATGCTGTTCCCTGCCAGGTGGACTAAGCCACTATCGGAAGACTTTGAGTCTGACGCAGACCGACTTCTCCAGGTTGTCGACTTGGCTTACCGAGACATGGACAACCCCGAGGGAATCAAGCTCGACGAATGGCAGCGGTGGTTGCTTCGGGCCATACTGGAGCGTTACCCGGCTGACCACCCAGACCCTGAGTTGTCTGGCAAACTCCGTTATCGTGCTGTGGTCTGTTCTATCCCTAGACAATCGGGCAAATCACTTCTTGGCTCAATGCTCGGTCTTTGGGGTGTGGCTATGCGTAACGGCCAGACGCTTTCCTTGGCAAGCAACGTCGAACAGGCGATGGTTATCTATTCCCGAGTGTTGGCAACAATTATGAGTAACGAAGAATTGAAGTCGATGTTTCGGAAAACTACGGAACGCCGTGGCATTGTTTCCGCTGACGGCTTGTCTCGGTATGACGTTCGTCCAGCCAAAGAATCTAGCCTAATGGGCCTTCGAGTTGACACGGTGCTTGCGGACGAGCTCCATATTTGGAAAAAAGGAATGTGGACGGCTGTGGTTCAAGGAACGACCGCTTCGCCTGAAGGAATCATTATCGGTATCACTACTGCTGGTGATGCCACTTCGGAAACGCTTATGGATCTCTACAAACAGGGCGACCGCTCTGTGAATGGCGACCCTGCTCTGGAACGCTTTGGTTTCTTCTGTTGGGAAGCCCCCGAGGGCTCGGCTATCGACACAGAAGCAATCTTGGCTAGTAATCCTGCCGTCGAGTGCGGCCGTATTCCACTTGACCGCATTATGACCGACTTGGCGACTATCCCCGAACATGAAGCTCGACGTTACCGCCTAAACCAATTCATCTCGGGTTCCAGCGAGTCTTGGCTTCCTGCACCGGTGTTTTACAAGTGCCAGGCACAGGGAATCACCGAAATTGATGGTTGTGTGTTGTCGGTGGATGTTACGGCGACACTTGACCATGCGACGATTAGTGCGGCCAAGAAAGTTGGCGACAAGGTGCAGACCGAGTTGGTTGCAAGCCTTGTGAACCCCACTGAAGGCCGTTTATACGAAATGCTGGTAAGTCTTTACCGAAACACTAAAGCGACCGCTATCGTGGTCGACGGTGGCCGTATGCCTAACTTGCAGAAGCGGTTGAAGCAGAATGGTTTGCCTTTGTGGTCTTTGTGGTCGAAGGAAGTTGCAGCTGCGGCTTCCACGTCTTACAGCCTGTTCCAGCAAGGCCTTATCGAATGGAATGGCACAGACCAGTTGCTTATCGCTCAGGTGCCACGTGGTGTGGTTCGTTACTCGGGTGAGAACTGGTTCTTGTCTAGGCGTGACTCGTTTGGCGACATTGATGCTGTTACGGCTACTTTGATGGCGGTTTATGTGGCTGTGCAACATCAGCCCGCCACAATTGGAGTTTTTTAGACACGCCGAGTTACTTGACATAATGTGAGTGCTAAACATTATCATTGTTAGCGATGGCAAGTATCTGGCAACGCATTTTCCCTAAAACTGAGACTCGGGCAGTAACCCCTGTGATTCCGTCACGCTCTTCGACTTTAGCCACTCCTGAAAGTGCTCTGACACTTACTGCGGTCTGGCGTAGCGTTCAGATACTTGCCACCACTGTTTCTAACCTTGGGCTTATCACCAAACGCTTTGCGACCGGTATGGAAATGGTTGTCGACAACCCTGCGTTCGTAAATAACCCTTCCTTGCAAATGAAACGCCACGAATTTATCTATTCGACCGCCACAGACCTAGCCCTTTACGGAAACGCTTTCTGGTATAAATCTTTCGACTCTGCTGGTCGAGTAAACGACGTAATGCAGATACCGGCTTGGCAAGTGTCCATTGAAACCGAGACCGATGCTCTCAACTCTCCTAGACGTTACGTTTACCTAAACGGTGTTTACACTCAAAACCAAATTGAACACTTGCAGCTCTTTCCTAGGGCTGGCTGGCTCAAAGGCCCATCACCGATCCAAACGTGCCAGGAAGACATTGTTGGTGCTTTGGACTTGCGTGATTACCAAGCAAACTGGTTCTCAGCTGGTGGCGTGCCAACCGGTGTCCTAAAAACTGGTAAAGAGATCAGCCCAGACGATGCACAGACCATCACTAACACTTGGAACACTAAGCAGGCCACACGCCAGATTGCTGTTCTTGGTAACGGCTTTGAGTATCAGCAAATTGCGTTGAAGCCGTCTGAAGCATTGTTTACGGAAGTGTCTGCACAATCGGTTCAGCAAATCGCCAGGTTGTTTGGTATCCCACCACGCAAGTTGGTTACTGGTGTTGACGGAACTAGCGACACTTACTCGAACCTTGTTGACGAAGAGTCTGCGTTCTATCGTGAAACCATTCAGGCTTACACTCGTCCAATTCAGGATGCTTTATCTAACTGTCTACCACGTGGCTCCCGAGTGGAGTTTATGTGGGAAGACCTTGTTTTGTCCAAATCTGACCGCCTAAGAATGTGGTCTGATGCTATTGCCGCCGGCATTATCACTCCAGAGTATGCCGCTCAGAAAGAAGGCTTAAATGTCTGAAATTGAAACACGCTCTCTAGAGCTAAGACTTGAGAACCTAGAAGAACGCACAATCACTGGTTTGGCTGTTCCTTACAATCAAGACGCAAACATTGGTGGCGTTTACAACGAACGCTTCGTGCCAGGAGCAATTGACTCCATCGAAGACGTAAAACTCTTTTATGGCCACGAAACCCCTATCGGTGTTGTTACCGATGGTCGTGAAACCGATGGCGGTTATGAGATCACTGCAAAAGTGTCTGAGACCACTCTCGGCAACGATGTGCTTACGCTTATGCGTGATGGAGCACTAAACAAGTTTTCGGTGGGCTTTGTGCCTGTTTCACAAGAACAGGATGGCTCAACGATTACACGCACCAAGGTTTCTCTCAAAGAAGTCTCGGTCGTGCCTTTTCCTGCTTACGCAGGTGCAAGTATCACCGAAGTGCGAGATGAAGAACGTGAAATCGTTCAGCCTGCCGCACCAACCCCTACCCCTATCAAAGAAAGCGAGTCCGAATTGGAAAACTCCAACATCGAACTTGACGTTCGCTCAGTGCAGGATGAAGTTGCAGAACTTCGTCGTGTTGTTGAGTCGTCTGTCTCACCAGTAGCCCCATCGGCTCCTGACTACATGAACTACCGCTCATTCGGCGAATACGCTCAGGCGTTCGCTAAGGGTGAGCCTGCTGCAATCGAATTGGCTCGTGCTGCTTCGACTTCGGCAGACACCTACGCCGCTCCTGGCTACATTGGTTACATCAACAAGCTCATCCAAAGCAACCGCCCATCATGGAACGTATGGAGCACCTCGGTTCTTCCTGCTACCGGTATGACTGTTGAGTATGCTGCCATCACCGCTAACACACTAGCCGTTGGCCAGCAAGACCCAGAGAACGAAGCACTTTCGTTCGGTAACCTAACCATCGACAGCATCTCAACCGCTGTTGACACCTACGGCGGTTACACCACTGTCTCGAAGCAGGCTCTGCTCCGTGGCTCGGTTGACTACGCAGGTATCGCATTCGATGCACTAGCAGTTGCTTACGCTAACGCAACCAACACTGCAGCCAAGGCAAAGATTGCTGCCCTTGACTTCACTGGCAAGGTTATGGATCTAGACGGCGGAACCGCTACTTC